TAAAAAGGTTGACAACTGTGGTTTTTGTGCTACAATAAATATATTATTAGGAGACCCATCTGTGGCCACATCACTGCTTCCAAGAACCCCGGCAAAAACCAACTATCTCAACAATAGAGATATTTTGAAACAAATACATCTCAGCAAAAACACCTACTGCTCATATACAGATCCTGTTGCAGATCATCAATATGACATTATTTTGCCCAGCTTGGCCAAGATCAATCAACGCACAGTGGCCGAAGCTAGACGCAATCGTGCTGACCGTTTGAAGCGTGAAGGCGTTGTTGTTGACCCAAAAAAGATTGCAAATACCGACTTGGTATTCCGTATTACTTGCTGGGAGCACATACCCATGGCACCAAAAAAAGTTTCTAAAAACGCCGCAAAAAAGAAAAAAATTGAAGATATATTTGAATTGGACTTGCCCGAAGAAGACGACCCATTGGCTGAATTGATTGATATTCCTGTGCTGGATCCCAAGCATGTGCGCCTGAACTTTCCGCCATTTTATCACTACAGAATAGATGAAAACAAACAGCCGTACCAAGTGGGCAAGAGTCACTGGATTGGTGATTTTGAAACAGGGGAGTTCAGCAAAGACCACGGGCAAGTTACACGCACCCTGGCTACCATGTATATGAAATTATGTGAGCGTTATGCTACCCGATCAAACTGGAGAGGATACACCTACAATGAAGAAATGCGCGGACAAGCACTACTACAACTCAGTCAAATCGGCTTGCAATTCGACGAATCAAAATCGCAGAACCCTTTTGCGTATTATACTGCCGCTATCACTAACAGCTTTACTCGTATCTTGAACCTTGAAAAGAAAAATCAAAACATTCGCGATGACATGTTGGAACAGGCTGGACTCAATCCTTCATGGACCAGACAGAATGCCGGAAAGAAAAATCAAAACCTAAGTTCAGCAGTCACCAATATAGATGTTGCCGAATACAACCGCAACAATTAACCTGAACGCTTGCAATTTTCGTTTTGTTGCTGTATACTGTTAATCTATGACAAATCTATTTAAAAAAGTAGCTGTATGCACGGACATTCATTTCGGACTCAAATCAAACAGTCTGGTTCACAATCAGGACTGCTCTGATTTTATTGATTGGTTCATTGCAACAGCCCGGGCCAATGGATGCGAAACCGGTATGTTCCTAGGTGATTGGAGCCATCAACGTGCTGCAATCAACATGCAGACCTTGCAATACAGTCTACGCAGTCTAGAAAAATTATCCCGAGCATTTGATCGTTTTTACTTTATTCCGGGTAATCACGATTTGTATTATCGAGACAAACGAGATATTTACAGCACTGAATGGGCCAAACACATTCCTAATATTGTCATTGTCAATGACTTTTTCAAAGACGGTGATGTAATTATTGCTCCGTGGTTGGTTGGAGATGATCACAAAAAGTTGGCCAAAATGAGTGCCAAATATATGTTTGGGCATTTTGAATTGCCACATTTTAAAATGAATGCCATGGTAGAAATGCCAGATCATGGTGAAATCCGAGTAGAAAACTTTAAAGGCATTGAGAGTGTATACTCAGGGCATTTCCATTTGCGACAGCATAAAAACAATATCAACTATATCGGCAACTGCTTTCCGCACAACTTTGCCGATGCAGGTGATAGCAATCGTGGCATGATGATCAAAGAGTGGGGTTGTGAAGATCAATACTTTGCTTGGCCCGGACAACCCTTGTATCGTGTAATGAAATTGAGTGAAGCCATCGATAACGGTGTAAATATACTACAACCCAACATGCATGTGCGTGTAGAACTGGATATTGATATCAGTTACGAAGAGGCTAACTTTATCAAAGATACATTTGTCAAGAACCACAGTCTACGTGAAATGGCGCTGATACCCAGCAAGCGCACTGACATTGATGTTGACCTAGCCCCAGGCGAAGTAAAGTTTGAAAGCGTAGATCAGATTGTTACAGACCAACTGACCAATATCGAAAGTGAGTTTTACGATCCTAAGCTGTTGTTAAAAATATATCAAAATTTATGAACGTAGAGTTGCACAAATCTGCATTAACTTATCTTGATTCAAAATTTAATCTTTTACTCAGATTAGATGCACGAGATTTTGATCATGATTGGACACTGTTATTGGAAAAACTTAAACAAATTAAAGTTGATAAATTTTCCAACAATGACCGTATTTTAATTTGCCACATGGACACAGATTATTATGATCCGTTGATGCCAGTAGGTACAATTACTAACAATTTGATCAGATGTTTTCAATTGCTGGATATTCCAACATATTTGTTGTTGTTTGTTACTAATCACTATGGAATTTCTCAAGAATTTGAGTTGTTGTTAGGTGACTGTCATCCAGAAGATCGCCCAACTGTGGTAGAAACATTGCTTTCTAGAACCTTGCTGTCTGAATCTAATTATGAAAATAATACACAACTAAATGTAGACCATATTGAAAAAGCTGGACTGTGCATGGTAGGAGCTCAAAGATCTCATCGTGTAGCAATCTTAAATTTTTTTAAAAACAACGAACTCTTAAATCACATTGCTATTAGTGCTAATTTTACAAACACATGATAAAACCACAAAGCCTATTAATACCATTTCCATATACACAAATCAACGATGCATTTGTTGGTACAAATTCCAATATTGATTTTTCATTGAATAAATTTGATCGTGACCCAATAATACAAGGAGCGCCGAATAACAGAAAAACTAGATTTTTTGCTGAGTTTTATAAAAACATCGGAGTAGATATTGTTTGCGAAACTGCATTTGAATATCCTTACCCCTTTTTGACAGAAAAAACTTACCGATCTATTGCCTGTTTACGACCGTTTATTATTGTAGGACCATACAGAATTTTAGAGTTTATTAAATCTTTGGAATTTCAAACTTTTTCTGCTATAATAGACGAGTCGTATGACCAGATACAAGACTCCGAAGAAAGATTTTTTAGTGTGTGCAATAGCATTAAGCAGTTTGTGTCTCGACCCATTGATCAAATAAAAAACGATATAGTTAGTATAGAATTGATATTATTACACAATCACACTGTGTTGCAGGAATTGGCCAAAAAAGAACTTGCAAGATTTAAGTCACAACTTTAACCTTTAAAAAAACATTGTAAGAAAGATAATTTAATAAGGACCTACAGTTGATCAACATAAAAAATTTAACCGTAAAAAACTTTATGAGTGTTGGCAACAGCACTCAAGCCATTGATTTTGATCGCAAAGATCTTACCCTGGTCTTAGGAGAAAACTTAGATCTAGGTGGGGATGGCAGTCGTAACGGTACAGGTAAAACAACAATCATCAATGCACTGAGTTATGCCCTGTATGGCACCGCACTCAGTAACATTCGCAAAGATAATTTAGTAAACAAAACCAACGGCAAGAACATGTTGGTCAGTCTTGATTTTGGAGTAGGGGGCAAGAGTTATCGAATTGAACGCGGACGTAAACCAAATGTGTTGAGATTTTTTGTTAACGACCAAGAACAGGCCATTACCGATAATTCTCAAGGCGACTCAAGAGAAACACAGGATAATATCGAACAGTTACTGGGACTCAGTCACGATATGTTTCGACATATCCTGGCATTGAACACCTACACTGAACCGTTCTTGAGTTTAAAGGCCAATGAACAACGCACAATCATTGAGCAGTTACTTGGTATTACACAACTGAGTGATCGTGCTGATCGTATCAAAGAACTAAACAAACAAACCAAAGATTCAATACAGCAAGAAGAATTTCGTATTCGTGCCGAACAAGAAGCCAACAAGCGTATTGAAGAACAAATAGAAGCACTGAAACGTAGACAAACACTATGGGTAACCAAACATGGCGAGGATATCAAAGAACTTGAGAAAGCTCTCAAGTCGTTACAGAATATACAGATTGAAGACGAAATTGCGGCGCACCAGAATCACCAGGTATGGGATCAAAAGCGCAAGGACATCAATGAACTATCGACGCAGATTTCTCGAATCAAATTGGATGTCGGTAGGGAGGAAAAGTTGGCAGGCAAATTATCAAAAGAAATCGAGACTCTCAAGAATCACGAATGTCATACGTGTGGACAGGCTTTCCACGACAGTAAGCACCAACAAGTATTGGAAGGCAAGCAGGCGGAATTGGTTATGGCTCGAGAGAGCAGCGCAGAATACAGCAACCTGTTATCAGAGCTGGAGGCTACCTACACAACCCTGGGCACGTTAGGCAAACCACCTACCATGTTCTATGATCGAGAAAGTGATGCTATTCAGCATCAAGCCACGCTGACCAACCTGGAACAGCAAATTGCTACAAAACACACAGAAACAGATCCGTATGCTGAACAGATTACAGAAATGCAACAACAGGCATTAAAAGAAGTCACTTATGATATCCTTAATGAACTTACTAGGTTACAAGAACACCAAGACTTTTTACTCAAACTGCTTACCAGCAAAGATTCATTTATCCGTAAAAAGATTATTGAACAAAATCTCAGTTATCTAAATGCTAGACTCACACACTATCTAGATCGTGTGGGCTTGCCGCACACAGTGGTGTTCCAAAATGATCTAACTGTCAGCATCGAAGAGCTGGGCAGAGAGCTAGACTTTGACAACTTGAGCCGTGGTGAACGTAATCGTTTGATCCTAAGCATGAGCTGGGCGTTCCGCGATGTGTTTGAGAGCTTGTATCAACCTATCAATCTATTGTTCATAGACGAAATGATTGACAACGGGCTTGATACCTCGGGTGTAGAAAATGCATTGGCATTGTTAAAACAAATGAGTCGCGAACGGCACAAATCAATTTGGCTAGTGAGTCACAGAGATGAACTGGCCGGACGAGTAGAAAATATTTTAAAAGTTGTTAAAGAAGGTGGCTTTACTAGTTACAATACGGATGTAGAAATAGCATGAACATAGCAATCACTGGCACTTCAAGCGGAGTTGGTCAAGAGCTCCAGCAACGACTAGGATATAAACATAATATTGTTTGTATTGACCGCAATTTACTAGATTTAAGTAACGTAACTACTGTAAGCGATTACACTATTCCCACAGTGGATATGTTGATCAATTGTGCCGGAACAGATCGCGGTGGAAAAATTGATTTTGTTAATCAAGATCAGGAAAGCATTATTAATATTTTACACACCAATGTAATTGCACCTATATTGTTATCTAAAAAAGCGTTGTCAACCAATCCAAAATGCAAAATTGTAAACATCACCAGCACCAACAACAAACGGTATTGGCCAAACAATTTAACCTACAGTTTATCTAAAAAAGCGTTGGCCGAATTTGGAAATATGTTGCAAGTAGAATATCCTGGTGTAAATTATTTAGAGATACAGTTAGGACTGACTAAAACAAATTTTAATCAAAATCGTTATGTTGGTTACGAAAATAGATTTGATGACGTCTATAGTAATCTACATTTATCAGTCAACGATGTTGCTGATAGAATCTGTAATGTATTGTTTGACAATACTATAAAATTCATTGAGATCTCACCATGAACTGGCAACTATATCATTGGCACTTTGAAGTTAGCGGAAAATGCACCTTAAAATGTCCTAGATGTCCTCGTAACGATACCGCACCGGTTCCGTGGATCAATAAAGAATTAACTTTAGATTTTTTTAAAAAAACACTAACTCCGGACCTGTTAAAAACACAAGTTAAACGAATAACTATGTGTGGTGATGTAGGTGACCCAATCTATGCTAGTGAATACTTAGACATTATTGAATATATCAAATCTCACAATCCTAAAATTCACATCTATACAATTACCAATGGGAGTTATCGCAAACTAGAATGGTGGCAACGTTTTGCTCAAATTAGCAACGAATATGATACTATAAATTTCAGTGTCGACGGTTATGATGATGCTAGTAATAACTTGTATCGAGTTGGCAGCAATTGGGAAAGCATAATGACCGGCATGCGTGTTATGTGCCAAGAGAGCCCAGCGTTTATCTACTGGGCTACTATTGTTTTTGCTTTCAACCAAGACTATCTAGACCAAATTGAACAACAGGCACGTGATGTTGGATGTGATGGTTTACAACTAACTTACAGCACCAAATTTGGCAGTAAGTATGGCGAAGCTTACGGCGGTACAGCCGATCTAATGGAACCACGTCCAGAGTTTGTTAGCAAAACTCACAGATATGAAAGATATTTCCGCAATATCAGTGGACGTGAACAACTTAATCAAGACTATCTCGAACACAACTTACAACGGTATCAAGCAGTCAAACAAGAGCATGATACATTTATTACTCCTATGTGTAGTGTTGGCAATCGCGGATTATATGTTAGTGCTGACGGTGTATTACATCCGTGCAGTTGGGTTAGTTTTCCATATGTATCAATGAGCACCGATCGTAAAACGATACATTTTAAAGATAGTTTTCATCAGGTATACAGAGAGCAACTAAATCTAAACACTCGTAGTTTAGATGAAGTGTTGAAGGATCCAATTTGGAATTCATTATCAGAGTCATTTGGTAATCCATCCAAAGCCTGGGTGGAATGCGAACAAAAATGTAATTGTGGTGTAGTAGATAAAGAATATGCTGTGGGATGGTTAACAAATTAATGGGTATTAGACAAATATGATAACTACAAGTCCATGGTATGGTTGTACGAAAACACACAAATTGAAACGCTACCCGAAGATTGTGTCGGTTTTGTTTATTTGATTACAAATAAATTAACCGGCAGGCGATATATTGGAAAAAAATTATCAAAGTTTAGTAAAACCTCATACAAAATAGTAAAACTTAAAAACGGCAACAAAAAACGCAAACGAATTAAAAGTAAAATAGATTCAGACTGGCAACTATACTATGGAAGTAACGATCAACTTAACCGAGACATTGCCGAATTAGGCGCAGACAACTTCACAAGAGAAATATTATTTTATTGCCCATCAAAAGCCGCTTGCAGTTACGTAGAAGCTAGAGAACAATTCAATCATAGAGTATTAGAGTCAGACGACTGGTACAACGGACAGATCAGTGTTCGTGTGCATGGCAGTCACATCAAAAACAAAATTTAAAACTTAGACAGGCAACTCGTAGACACTGTGCTAGTCGCGGACTAGCCCCATTGAGGAACGGTGAGATACCCGGTCCAGATTCTTGGGCGTCAAAGGCAATTGCTAACTTAAGGCAACAAATGGT